GGTCCGCCCGCTCTCCCAGGCCGCGGACGCCCTCGGCAAGCTGGCCGGCCAGGTCGGTGTCCCGCTGGAGATCCTATGGGGGATGATTCCCAACTGGACCGACAGCGATGTCGAACGCGCCAAGACTCTCGTCAACACCCAGGGCTTCGACCAGCTCCTCGCCCAGCTCGATCAGCAGATCCAGGGTGCGGGCGGGCAGAACCCGCTCGCCAGCCCGACGGGCATCGGTGGTCAGATCCGCACGGTTCCGTGATGAAGGGCGGCATCGACCGCCCCGACCGGGCCAAGCGTCGCACCATCCGCGAGCACTTCCGCGAGGATCCGGGCCTCTGGGGTGACGTCGGCCAGGCGTTCTTCATCTTCCTGCTCGTCGTCGTCATCATCGTAGAGATCGTGAGGTTCTCATGACCGCTCCCGTCGCGTCCGCCGCCAGTGGGTACCTCGTGCTCGATGCTGCCTACCGGGCTGCGGTGGCCCAGACGGCCATCGGTGTCATTCGCATCATGCAGCTCTGGTGGACCTCGGTCGATCCCGCCGACCTCGCGCGGACGTCGTCCCGCTGGCTGGAGACGTCGGTCCTGACCATCCTGGCCGCGCAGGCCCGCACGGCGAGCATCGCTGACGCCTACACCGAGCAGGTCCGCCGCCTCTCCATCCCCGGCGCACTGCCGTGGAAGCCGCCACCCCTGCGCCCCGAGAATCCCGAGCGGATCCGCAAGAGCCTGATCTTCACCGGCATCCATCAGACCGCTGAGAAACTAGCCATCACCGAGAAGAGCCTGCAGGGCGGCCAGACCGACGAGGAGCGTGACTCCGACCAGCGGACCCAGCAGGGTCGCAACGCGCAGCTCATGTCCGAGGGCCTGGCCCGTGCGGCGGGGTCGGCCATCCGCCTCGTCACGGACGCCGGCCAGGAGCGGATCTACGACAACGTCGTCAGCGACCCCACGGCCATCGGCTGGGCCCGCACCACAAAGCCCGGCTGCTGCTACTTCTGCGCCATGCTCGCCAGCCGCGGGTTCGTCTACAAGGAGGACTCGTTCTCCGAGTCCGACGCGCGGTTCATCGGCCCTGGTCAGCACAAGGTCCACGACACCTGCGGGTGTGGCCTGCGTCCCCTGTACAACCAGGAGGATCCGCTCCCCGACCGCAACGAGGATCTCTCCGACCTGTGGGCCAGCGAGGCCGCGCGGTACAGCGGTCAGGAGGCGATCAAGGCCTTCCGGCGAGCCTACGAGGCGAGCCCCTTGTCACAGCCCGCGAACGTGGTGTAGGGTTTCCGTGTCGGGATGGCGCAGTCGGTAGCGCGGTGGGCCCATAACCCACAGGTCGCGGGTTCGAGCCCCGCTCCCGCCACCAACGAAGGCCCCGACCAAGGAGTTGAATCCCTGGTATCGGGGCTTTCGTGTATCCTGGCCTCATCAGCCCGGTCGCAGGAGTCCGGGCAACGACGCACCCAGGAGTGCAGCCGTGGCGAAGAAGAAGTTCGAGGAATACAACGCTCCGTGGGAGGTCGACGCCGACGGGAAGGTCCTAGAGACCCCCGAGGACATCGACCCGGTCAAGCTCAAGAAGTACATCTTCGGGCTGATCGAGGACAAGGAGACCCTCCAGGAGAAGCTGACGACCGCGGAGACGCAGGTCGCGCAGGCGAACGACCAGCTTGCCGAGGTCCGTCGCGAGCACGAGAACGACGAGCAGCGCCGCGCCCGCGAGGAGAAGGAGCGGGAGACGGCCAACGCCGCCCTGGAGCAGAAGGCCACCTTCGCCGACCGGCTCGACGTCGCCCTGGACATCCCCGGCATCTCTGCCGCCCGCGCCCGCGTGCTCGCGAAGCGCCTCACCGGCAAGGACGCGAACGAGTGGAAGGCCAGCGCCGAGGAGATCATCGACGACGGCTTCCGCCTGGTCGAGAAGGGCCAGGAGCAGCAGCAGGAGCAGCAGCAGACCGACGAGTCCCTGGAATCCCATCCCAAGGTCGTCCGGTCCAATGGCACCCCGGTCCCGCCTCCGTCCACCAAGGGCAAGTCGCCCGCGGAGGAGCTGGACGCGGCCGGCATCGGTCGCACGGGCTGGTAACCTCAGCCTCAGGCCTGTAGCTCAGTCGGACCAGAGCAGCGGACTCTTACTCCGCGGGTCGTGGGTTCGATCCCCACCGGGCCTACCAATCCCCTGTCGTTCAACTGGCAGGACGCCGGACTGTTAATCCGGAGACACAGGTTCGATGCCTGTTGGGGGAGCTGTGACCGTCCCGTGCTGGCTAGGGGCTTCGGCTGTGTCCCGAGGTTGCGTAGGGTTCGATTCCCTCCGGTCACCCTGATCCGCTGTGGTCTAACTGGCAGGACACGACGTTCTGGGCGTCGGCGGTGCAGGTTCGACTCCTGCTGGCGGAGCTCGTGCGACATCCCCCCTTGTCATGCGTGTATCCTCTGTGCTAGGCAGCCCGCTCGTGGGTCGGCCACCGGACTACACGGACAAGGAGAGAGACCCACCATGGCTGTCCTCAAGGCCAAGCAGGAGAAGATCGTCCCCTTCTTCCTCGAGCTCATGCAGCGTGAGCAGCTTCTCAGCATGCTCATCACCCGCATCGGCGGCGATCAGTTCAAGGGCGCGCTCGGCGACACCGTCACCTTGCGCACCAACGACCGACTGACCGCGGTCGCCCGTGCCTACACCTGGCGGACCCGTCCGGCGCCCATCGTGCTGGACGACATCACCGGGTACGAGGACGGCATCCCGATCAAGCTGGACACCCACCTCTACTCGGCGACCGGTCTGACCGACGAGCACATGACGCTCGACGAGATCGAGTTCGCCCGCGAGGTGCTCCAGCCCCAGGCCGCCGCCGTCGGTGAGGAGCTGAACGCTCGGGCTCTCGCCGCCTTCCGCGCCGCCGACTGGAAGCGCAGCTTCTCCGTCGCCGCGGGGACCGACCCGCACCTCGTCGCCATCGAGGCCCAGCGCCTCGTCAACGCCGACAAGGTCGCTCCCGCCGGCGGTCGCGTGTTCCTCATCGGAACCGACATCGCCGCCGAGTGGCTGGTCTCCGACCGGCTGAGCAAGTACGACTGGAACGGTGAGGTCGGTACGCCGGCCGTCCGCCAGGCCACCATCGGTCAGCTCGCGGGTACGCCCGTGGTCGTCCACGGTGAGCTGGACCCGGCCGAGGCGTACTACTTCCACCGCGGCTCCCTGGTCGTGGCCAACATGGCCCCGGTCGTGCCGCAGGGCGCCGTCGCCGGCCGCACCGGCGTCAACGCTGCGGGCTTCGCGGCCCGCTGGCTGCAGGACTACGACGCGGCCTACCTGACCGACCGTTCCATCGTCTCGACCTTCGCGGGCATCTCGGAGATCAAGGACGAGCGGAAGGGCGGCAACGGGCCCGACGCGCGTGATCTGCTGGAGGACGAGGGCGCTCGCAAGAACGTCCGTGGCCTCAAGATCACCTACACGGGTACCGGCTCCGTCCTCCCGTAACCCCTACAGCATGACCAAGGGGCCCCGCCAGACCGGCGGGGCTCCTGCTGTATCCTGGGGCGAGACTCCTCCGACTAGAAAGGCCACGCGCCATGCCCTCCGTGATCGTCGTCACCAAGCAGGGCGCTGAGGTGTCCATTTCGACGCCCGCAGGCCTCGTCGAGGCAATCTACAACAAGGGCTGGATGCCCAAGACTGGCACGGTGGCCTCCAACTTCGCCGCGGTCGAGGGCGGGTCGGCGCCGTTGGAGAACATGAATCTCCCGATCACAGTCCACGATCTGACCGACGCTGAGTCGCCGGCATCAGACGCCCTTAGGGCGGCCTCTGTGCTAGCGGTGAAGGACGCGATCACCGCTGGGGAGATCGACGTCGGGGACGGCTCAGCGGACATTCGGGCGCTACTCCGGGGCTCCGACCGGATCAAGCAGATGGCCGTGACCCCGGCACACAACCCGACGGTCATGTCCAGCCCGCCGACGATCACCCAGAACACCACGGTGACGGCCGGGCTGACCGCGACCTACACCGCCTCCCACCTGCGCTGGTCCGGGCCGCTCGCCACCGCCCCCACCGTGGGCGGCTCGATGCAGCCACGCGGCAGCTCCACGGCTGCCGGGGTGGAGCACTTCAACGCGCGCGCCGCACAGATGGCCTTCGACTTCGACGGCCAGAAGTTCGACATCAACCTGCGGGCCTACACGTCGCTGCGTTACCGGATCTGGGTCAACGAGCAGCCGAACACCGCCGATCTGAACCTACTGCCCTCGGGTACCGGAGCCAACGCCTTCTTGCAGGTCGACCTGGGTTCCGCATCCCGCGCCAACCCCCGGCGCATCGTGGTCGAGTTCGAGGACACCAGCAACCCGCCCAGCGTTCTCGCCGTCCGGGCCGCCCCTACCGATCTGCTGTCCCCGCCGAGCATCGGCGCTCCTCGCATCATCGTCGTCGGCGACTCCTACTCCCGTGGCGAGGGCGGCACGACGCGACAGACCTTCTCCTACGCCCGGTCGCTGAGCCGGATGATGGGCTGGGCCGACTGCTGGCACACCCATACCTCCTACGCAGGCACCGGCCTCGTCCACGCCAACGATGCCTCCTACGGGCCTTACGGTGCCCGCGCGCAGTACGACGTCTACCCGTACAACCCCGCCGCTGCGATCATCCAGGGCAGCGTCAACGACGCCACCCACCCTGGGGAGGTCGGCCCGGCGCTGACCGCCTACGTCACCGACCTGCGCGACGCACTACCGGATGCGGTGGTCGTCGTGACCAGCCCGCTGTTCGTGGCCACGCCCAGCGCCGCCCACCTCACGATCGCTGCCGAGATGGAAGCCGCCGCAGCGACTCTCGGCGTGCCCTACGTCGACTGCCTGGACCCGGCGGTGTTCACCGGGACCGGCGCGGTCGGCAGCACGAACGGCAGCGGCAATGCCGACTGGGCGCGGCACTCGGACTTCACCCACCCGACCAACGACGGCGCGTTCGCGCTCGCCCGCCACGTCGCGGGGCGTCTTAGCCAACTGCTCGGACTGCCCACCTGACCAGGCGCGCCCGTAGGGGGCGCTCTGGGCTAAGGTATCCTCAGGACCATGACCGAGCCCGCGCCGCTGCCCACCGATCCGCTGCTCACGCCGGAGCGGCTGGCGGACTGGGCCCAGGAGCACCCGCTGGCCGACCCGGTCCTGGCCGACCTGATCATCACCGCGGTCACGGCCCTGCTGCGCCTGTACGGCGACTCCTACTGGGAGACGTCGACGCTGCCCCAGCGGGCGAGTGACATCGGGTACTTCGTCGCCAAGAACTACTACCTCAACCCGCGACTCCTGCGCCAGGAGACCACCGGTCCGCTACAGGAGTCGATCGACGACAAGGCCCTGACCGGCCTGGACTTCACCGATGAGCAGAAGGTCGAACTGGCCAGCCTCGTCGACGGCACCCCCAACTCCGCGGGCGACGAGCTGTTCACCATGGGCTTCACGCGCGATGACCCCTTCACGCACAGCGGCAACAAGCACGGCACCGTCGTCGTCTACGACACGCGGGCCGGCTGGCCCATCGAGTACCTGAACACGGAGGACGTGGTGGTGTTCCTGCCTGAGGAGGAGACTCCGTAATGTCGAAGAAGGAGAACATCCGCCTCCGCGCGCCCGCCGAGAAGGACCGCCACAACGAGCCGATCCTGCCGATCCCCGAATGGCGGGAGGTGCTGGCCAACGCCGTCGTGCCCCGGTCCAGTTCGGAGGAACAGCAGCGCGGCCAGATCATCATCTCGGGTTTCATGGTGTCCGTCCCGGCGTCCACCGTCGTGAACGACAATGACGAGGTCGAGATCCGCGGCAAGGTCTACAGCATCGAGGGCGTGGTAGGCGACTACGGGCGCGTCAAGCTCTTCTACACGCAGGGCGTCTCCTGATGGCTGTCACCAGTCGAGTCCGCATCAGGTACTCGCCGAACAACAAGAGCTTCGGTAAGATGATGATGGCCAAGCAGACCCAGGATCTGGCCGACCAGGCCGCCGAGAAGGGCGTTCTGGAGGCCAAGGCCCTGGCCGCCTCGCGCGGCCTGCCCGCGGAGTACATCGCGAGCATCAGGAAGGCGCCGGGTCCGCCCGTCGTGATGGGTGGCAACCCACGTCGCACGGCCCGCGTCCATGCCGACTACGTCTACATCGAGTTCGGGTCGGGCATCAAGCGGCCCCGTCCGCAGGGTGGCCGCTCGCCGGCCTACCGTATCCTGGGCACCGTCGGTCCCATGATCGGCAACCCGCCCGACCGGAGGTAGGCCATGCTCTACGACGGGATCCTCCCGATCTTCCGTGACGAGGAGGACGAGGTTCTGGACCTCCTCGAGGCCCACTTCGACGGTCGCGACCTCGTCTTCGGGACCGAGACGCCCGACAACCTCCCCGAGGTGCTGGCCGGCGCCGACGCCTTCGTGCGGATCGGTCGAGTAGGCGGCGCTACGCAGGACAACGTCTCCGACCGCCCGGTCGTCGACGTTGATGTCCTGGGCATCACTCGACGCAAGGCCAAGGACACGGCCAAGGAGATCGAGCAGTTCCTCGTCAGTAAGCCGCACCCCATCGACTCCTGCAACGTCCTGATCGCGCCGCAGAAGGTGGAGTGGGCAGAGCAGACCGAGCGGAACGTCAAGCGGTACTTCGCGTCCTACCATCTGAACCTTCGGCGGTAGTCCTCGCGGGCGAGGTACCATAGGCGCTGAGACTCATCCGAGGACTCGATCAGCAGGCGGAAGTCGGCCACGGTGCCGATCACCAGACATAGAGAGGAACACCGATGGCGACCTTCGCCGAGCTCCAGAACGTGCAGACGGAGCTGATCCGCAAGGCCAAGAGCGGGTCCGCCTTCCTGGCGCCCATCACCGCGACCGACATCGACGAGACGTTCGTCACCGGCGCAGGTGGCACCCTCGCGGCTCTCCCGGCCGAGTACGAGGACCTCGGCTGGCTGACCAACGACGGCATGGGGTTCTCCCGCGATGTCTCGACCTCGGACGTGACCAGCTTCGGCTCGGTCAGCCCGACCCGGTCGGACGTCGTGAGCGACACCTCCACGGTGACCATCACCTGCCAGGAGACGAAGCTCCTGACCATCGGTCTGGCCACGGGCATCGACACCGCTGCCATCGCGACCCCGACCGCTGTCACGGGTGCGGTCATGGTGCGCAAGCCGGTTGCGCCCACGTCGAAGTTCTACCGCCTCTTCTGCATCACCAAGGACGACGGTGACGCCGGCGACATCTACATCGCCCGGTTCTTCCCCCGCGCCAAGGTGACCTCCTTCGCCGAGCAGGCCTTCGGCGGTGGCGACGACCCCATCTCGTGGGGCGTGACGATGACGGGCTACCCCGACTCCGACCTCGGCTTCACGGAGGCCTGGCTGTTCGGCGGCCCCGGCTGGAACGCGCTCGTCGACGACATGGGCTTCGACGCCATCCCGGCTTCCTGACCCGAGCAGCTCTGGCGGGCTCCGGCTCGGTAGCAACGCCGTCCTCCTTCGGGAGGGCGGCGTTGTGTTATTATCGGCCCCATGAGCCTCTCTCTCCCTGCCGTCCTCGAGAAGAACGGCAACCAGCGCATCGCGAACACGGCCAACGACTACTGGACCCTGCAGTACGCGGGGTTCAAGGTGGTCGAGGGCGCAGACCCCCAGACCGCCCACCTCTCCCCACAGCAGCGCGGCGCCCTGACGCGGGCAGCCAACAAGGCCAAGGCCGAAGCCGAGGCGAAGAAGAACTCGTCCGACGGTGAGGGCCAGACCGAGACCGCCGGCGACGCGGGGGGTGGCGGCGACCTGACGGACGCCAACGACCCCGACCAGACCGCCTGATCGACAAGGAGCCCGCCATGGCCAGCACTGACAAGGTCCACTTCGTCGTCGATGACGCGAAGCGGGACGAGACCTTCGAGCCGTTCGTCGCCGACATCAAGGGTCGCCAGATCACTTTCGGCGACCCGTCGGAGATCGCCTACCAGGACCTCCTGTCCTGCGAGACGCCGATGGAGTTCTGGAAGTACAGCGTCAGCGAGGACGACCGCGACTACATCGCCGAGACGCGCATGGAGTCCTGGCGACTCGGTGCGCTGCTCAAGGCCTACCTGTCGCACTACCGGGCCGCGGAGCGCGTCGACGAGGACGTGCGCCGGAAGCTCGGCTTCTAGGAGACTCCTCACCGCCCGTCCCCCTGGTGCTGCGAACCGGGGCAGGATCGCGGGCGGTGAGGTCTTCTCATGGACCTCGACGCCCTGGACGGCGAGACTGGCGGCCTCATGCGGGTGCGCCACGGCAAGCACGTCGTCACCCTACAGCCGGCGACCGACCTCTCGTGGCAGGGCGCGATGGCTGCCGCCGTCGACGCCTACGACTTCGGTCGTCGTGTCTGGCCGATCGCCCACCGCCTGCCCTACCGGGCGTTGAAGCAAGTTCAGACCGCCTGGCGCCGACACAACGGTCTGCCCGATACGCCCGCGTCCTGCCGCCGCCTGGCCTACATGATGAGCAAGTACGGCGACGGGGTCGAGTTCGACCTGCGCAACCACCTCGGCCTGTCCGCCGGGGAACTGTGGCGCGGTCGCCGCTGGCGGGAGATGCTGGCCTACATCGACATGCTCCCGACGAACAGCCACATGAACCGGCTGCTGGTCAGCGACGAGGAGTACATGGAGATCGTCGTCCTGCAGCGCGAGAAGAACCCCACGCCCAGCCGTCCGAGTATGGCCGAGTTCAGCATGACCAACAGCCTCCTGATGCAGCTCATCGACGCGGTGAACCTCAACACGGCGATCAACAAGGCCATCGCCAATCCGAAGGGCCCCAAGCCCCGCATCGACCCCGTGCCGCGTCCGTACACCGCCGAGGAGAAGGTCTCTCGGCAGATCCAGAAGGCCCGCCACGAGGAGTTGGTCTCGATGCTTCTACCGAAGAGGTAGCCCCGCGGAGCCGACGGGCGGTCCCTTTGCGTGGATCATGATCATGAGACTGGTCAGGTTCGTGGCCTCCTGTGCGGCAACTGCAACAAGGGAATCGGCAACCTCGGCGAAGACGTGGCCAGGTTGCGGTCTGCGGTAGACTACTTATTGAGTCATGCCATGAAGCGGGAGTCCCACCTCCCCTGACCGAAGGGGGGTGAGCCAGGAAAGTGACGTCACCTCGTGGATATGATGCGGGTACGGCTTTCCTTTAGCTCGCGGTCATTCCCTCGTTCCGCGGTGTCCAGCAGGCCATCGAGCGCGAGGTCCGAGGCATCGAACGGGCCCTTGGTAAGAAGTCCGGTGAGGAGTTCGGCAAGGCCTTCAACGAGGGCGGCGGTGATGCAATCGACCGCGTCCTCGGTACCCAGCGCGCCAAGAAGGCCGCCGACAAGGCGGGCAAGGAGGCCGGCCAGGCCTACGCTGGCGCGTTCTCCGGCCACATCAAGGACGCCGTCGGCAAGGCCCAGCGGGAGATCCGCTCGACCATCAAGCTGTCCGCCGACGACAAGGACGTCGAGCGGACCCTGCGCGGTATCTCCAATGAGCTGAACAAGATCGCGAAGGCCAAGATCGGCGTCGACATGGATGCGGGGGCAGCCCTCGCGAAGGTGGAGGCGATCAACGCCGCCATCGCGGACCTCCAGCGTGGGGCTGGCAAGATCGACCTCGGGGTCAACACCGCCACGGCCCAGGCCGCCATCGCGCGGGCCCACAAGGCGATCAAGGAACTGAACGACATCAACGTCGTGGTCGACGTCGACCTCAACGCCGGGCACTTCCAGCGCAGCCTGCGGAGCCAGATCGACGCCGCGGTCAAGGGCATCCCCGAGCTCAAGTTCGATGCCAACGTGTCGGGTGCGCGGAGCAAGCTGCAGGACATCCGCCGCGAGCTGATCCAGCTCTCCGGCAAGAAGATCGACATCGACATCGGAGCCAGTGAGGCCCTGGCCGAGATGGAGCGCCTGCGGCGCGAGCTGGCCCTGCTGGCCACCGACCACGAGATCCTC